GTCCGCAGTGTGGGCATATATATGAGAATGTTGCATCGACATCGGGTGTGATCTCTTTTAAATATTTACGTAATGCAAGGGAGTCTACAGCTAGCATGTTATTTACAAAGCTGGATGTTACTGCATCTGGATTACTATCTACTGCAGTAATTACATATTTCATTCTAGTTGTAAGTTCTGAATCCACTTTTGTAAGTGAATTTATCTTTTTAAGACCCTTTAACTCATCTTCAATTGCTTTTTCATCACCATGTGTAAGGAATTTTAATGTTAATACTTTCTTAGATGCTGGTAATGTGAGCTCGATGGCATTCTGGCCTTTTGTAAATCGATCAAAGTCAATCTCTTTTGACTCAAAAGTAGTTAAATCTACAGTATGTCTTGATTTCTCACCACAGGATGGGCAAGCTACTTCTACTTCGTAGTCTTTTCCATAACCAAGTACTCTCGCTGCGATAAACAATGCGTTCTTGTCGATTACCAATAAATCATTGTAATTAAACTTATCTACAATTAATGCTTGTAGTAGCTTATCGATTACTACCCCTTGTTTAATTAGATTCTGGGATGTAAGGATATCCTCCTCTTTAGCCGTCATGTACTTCATCTCAATCTTACCCGATGCAAGTGGATGTCCTTGTGGATAAAACCAACCCTTACTTGGTAGTTCAATTACCTCTGTTGGTACGTCTGGTGCTGATTCTTTTGCTACATTCTGGTAATTTCCAGTAATCATAGCCTTTAATTGTTCATCTGAAACTTCTGTTACTTTTGACATAGTGTATAACTTTATTATAAATATAGAGAAAAAAGAAAACCAGCTCTTTCGAGACTGGCTTTCTTCAGGTGTAATTTACTATTAGTATTCTAGTACTGCGTAATCGATTGCTAATGTAAGCTGAAGTTCGATTTGAGTTTCTGTTGCCCAATCCATATCACCAAAGTTTGATGTTTTAATGAATGCACCCCAGAGTTTCCATCTTTCTACTTCATCACCTACTGGACCAAGTACATCGATTGTTAAATTACGCTTATAAAATTGTGCGTATCCATCACGTCCAGTTGTTGATTCGTGAGCTGTACGAACCCACTCCATCACCTTCTGTGCACCTGATGGTACAATTGGATCGTAAAGTGTCATCGATATATCTCCCCACTTGCAAATACCCTTAAACTTTTGTTGTACGTTGATGTGGTTCAATACCACTTCACCACACTCCATTTGAGGTCTATTTACTTTTTTAACTATGAACGCTGGAATACCACCAGTATCACGAAGAATGAACCTATTTTGAACTTTAGGTTCAAACGGTGTGAACATTGAATCTGTTTGTGGAATTAGTGTTGCCATGTGCTATGTTTCTTATATATATTAAGCGTTATCAAAAGTTGCTCCAGTAGGTAGGATATTGAAATCAATTACAATGAATTCAGCTGTTTTTGCAGGCTGGATGTATATCTGACCGTATAGAATGTTACGATCGATTACATCTGGTGTATTGTTGGTTTCGTCCATTACAATTCTGAATGCATAAAGACCTTGTCTTTGCTGTACAGTTGTTAAGTATGGTTCAACTATGTTGATGAATCGCTGACGAGTTTGAGTTGTGTTATTTTCGAATACTAAGTAGCGAGTTGAACTTGCGATAAATTTCTTCAATGCTATTAACAATCTACGTACGTTGATTCTATCAAGTGCAGATGGTTTAGTTTGCATTGTTTTCTGACCCCATACGCAGATCCCTTGTGCTGGGAATGTTGCAATTGGGTTGATTCTATTCTCATACAAGTTATCTCTTTGTGTGAAGCTTAACTTAGTTTCGATATCAATTGCTGATGAAATTCCTCCTCTATTCAAACCTGCAGGTGCAAACCATTCGAATGCTACGTTATCATTGTAAGCAAGTACTCCTGGGATTACTACTGAAGGTGGTACCCACACTGGCTTATTTTTATCAGTATCAAGGATCTTAACCCAAGGCCAGTAAGTTGCTACGTAGTTGCTATCGATTCCTGAGTTAGCTACTGCTGATACTGCTGAACCTAGACTTGAACCTTGTACTACTGGATCCGCGATTATGAAGGTATCTCCACGATCTTCTGCTACTTCGATTGCTTTATTTACAACAACTGGATGGTCTGCTATAGTTGCACCTGGAGTTACCATTAGATTAATATCATACTGGTCACCATTTCCAAGTACGTTAAGTGCTTTTACGTAAGCATCTGCACCTGGCTGTCCTTGTGTTGAGCAGTCAAACCCAAATAAATTTGAACCTACAATATTCTTACCAACTTTCTTTGGAATTGCTGGATCCATACCATCAAAACCATCTTGGAATGGTACTGAGAATTTAAGTATATATTGTACGTCTAATCCTTTAAATGTTGAAGTCAATATACTTGATCCACCAGTAAATGTTGAGTTTGAATCTGTCTTAGAAGCACTTGGATGTACTGTGCAATTATCTAAGTTAAAGTTTGAATTTGCAATTACCGTTGATCCAGATGGAAGTGGTTTTAAGTAATTTCCATTATCATCAGCTCCAAAATTCCAACCATAATAAACCTTTCTATTATATAGATTATTGATTACTGGGCTAGATACGATATAAGATGCTGTAGGTATGTTATATAAACCTGCAAACGGCTGTGATAATCCTTCGAATCCAAACGGCTTAAGTGTAGGTGAAATACCACCATCATTAACTGCTTCCGGAATGTCTACATAAACATATTTAGATACATTATCGTAATCACCCTTCTGAGTTAATTCACCTGACGTAGCATCAACTTCATAGTACTTAGTACCGATTTTTCTACCAATATAATTAGCAGAGTCTGGATCTAATGAGCAGTTTGAATATGATTCAAGTACAACTGGTCTTTGATCTGTATCATTGTAGTCGCGAATCACTACTGTAAATAAGCCATAATCGCTAGCTGGATCATCTCCTGGTAGTGTATTGTTTACGATGCTAATCTTGTAAGCTGTGTTAGTATCTGTACCATCACCCATCGATACAAAGCGGAATAATTGTACCGGATCTTGGCCGGATACCGTCTGTGATGTGATATATGGTGTTTTAGCTGGTCTGTAAGTACCCCAAGCATTTCCAGCGGAACCTGATAGTACTAGTACGGCTGAAGTACCTGTCCAAGACGATGATTGGAATGATATAGATCCCGATACACCAGTTGTTGATGATAAAAAGTCTTTAAAGTATATATACAAGTATCCATTTTTAGTTGACTTAACTGATGTCGTGAATACTTTATCTAGTGAGATATTACTTGTGTATAGAGTTGATCCAGATACTGATTGAGCTGTTACACCACTACCACTTATAGTCAATCCAAATGAACCTGAAGCGCTTATTGTACCCGCTGTAAGTCCTGTGAGGGTTGATGTTGATAAGTCTTTTTGGTCGCTTGAGTTATTCTTTGCACTAGGTACAAGAACTCCGATCGTTTTAAATCCTAATGATGAAGAGTGTATGATTTCAATGGCTCCTGTTCGGTAACCTTTAATTTGCAAAACTCTTACAATAGTAACGCTTGCTGCATTACGCAAGTAAGCTCTTACTGTATATGGTACATAAGTCTCTTCACTAAGCCCACCAAATCTAGCGGCAAAGTCGTCAAAGCTGTTTACAACGGTAGGAACAAAAGCAGGACCTTTAGAAGTTGGTCCTATAATTGCTGCTCCTATGTTTGCAATACCAGCTGGTAGAAATGATAGGTCTTTCTCATTCGTAAAGACCCCCGGTGATACTAATCTTTCAGCCATGTTGTGTATATTTTATTTTGATAATAAATATCACAACGTACAACCAAACCGTTAATTTTTCGCTTCGTTGGGAGTAAATAAACCGGATTCTAGATCTAGTGAACCTACCCCATACTTATCACTTAGTGATTTAGCAAAGTCCTTTTCTTCTTGATTAACGTTGAATATTTGTTCGTTTAGTTGTGATTCTTGATCAGCTAGTGTTTCTAGATAATCTTCTGCGCTTTTTTTAGCTAATCTTAATTGTACTGATTGAATGCCTAAAACTTGATACTTGTCTTGAAGTTCCTTAATTTTTTGGATTTCTTCGTTTGTAAACTTTTGTTGTTCCATAACTTGATTGTTTATTATAAATAGTATTGTTTTTGGATTAAACTACAAAGGTGTAGGCTGTTGTTCCTGGTCTTGAACCTGTGGCCCAATTAGTTGTTCCATCTAGTACTGCTCCAAAACTCCAAATAGTTTGACCTTGAGATGAATCTATACGTCTACCATTTACATACACAAGTTGTTGAAGTGCACCATAATCTAATGTCCAAATTGATTGGGTTGTTGCGTTATCTGAGGTCATTGTTATTCTTGATGCTGCTGTTCCAGCTGGTAAATTTGCATTGGTGGTGGTTCTGTAGCTAGCTCCACTGCCACTATTTCCTAGTGTAATCGTTCTACCCAAATTTGAACATATTAAATTTGCACAAGTCCATCCTGCTGAGCCTGTGAATATTGTGTTTCCTGTTGCTGCTAGTGTTAAGTTATTTGAAACAGAAATTGGTGTATTTATTGTATATGTTGCAGCACCAGGGAGTGTCAAATTGTAGAAGGGCATCCCATTTATTGTAACACTAGTATTTATTGGTATAGTGAATGTAGAAGTGCTGGTGTTGATAGTTCCTGCGGTGTAGGTTAATGTTCTTGCTGTAATACCCCACGTTACTGTTCCTGCAGGGAATGCTACTATTGCTTCTACACTTTTATTGATAGTAAGGTTATTTTGGATAGTACCTGCGGATATTGATGCATTACCTGATCCACTCATCTCTATGGTTGCTGTACCTGATAAAGCAACAGAAGAGAGTGTTAAATTTCCTCCTACATATATCATATA